ATCCCCCCATGCTGAACCCTATAAAATATTTTTGGGGGACCGAGATGCCGCCCTTGATAAAATGCGCAGGTCGCTTTTAGGCCCCCCCTCCCCTTTTTTAGCCAGAGGAGGTGAGAGAATGAGAAAGCTATCAAGAGAACAGCGGATCAAGTGTGAGAAGAAAAGACTTGAAAAGATATACGCGGATTTAGAGTCGACGAAGAAGCAGGTCGCCTCCGGATTGATCGATAATGCAGCAAAGCAGAGGATAATGATAGAGGATCTGTGGGAAGACCTGCAGGAAAACGGTTACGTGGAGACATTCCAGCAGACCGAAAAGTATCCGCCGTATGAACGGAAGCGCCCTGCCGCTGACTTGTACGGAACGACCAGCGCACAGTACAACAAAACAATTAAGCAGCTGACAGACTTGCTTCCGAAAGAAAACCTGTCCATGAAGGCAGAGACAGATGGGTTTGAAGAATTCCTGAATTCAGACGATGATTAAGTATCCGCTGACCTACAATCCGATACGCGAGTATTGGGCACGGATACAATCAGGAGATGAAGTAGTCTCTGCCAAAATTGAAAAAACATACCGCAAGCTCGTTTTTGATTTGGACCATCCAAACGAAAGCGAGTTTTTTTATGAACCGAAACGAGCAAACAGGGTGCTCGAGTTTGCAGAGAACTTCTGCAAGCACTCTAAAGGTAAGTTCGGCGGAAAGCCGGTCAGGTTGGAGCTGTGGGAGAAGGCGATGCTCGCGGCGATCTTCGGTTTTGTCGATATCGAAGGCAACCGTAAATACCGTGAAGCGATCCTGATCGTAGGAAAGAAAAACGGTAAGTCGTTGCTCGCATCGATCGTCGGCCTTTACATGATGACTGCAGATGGTGAGCCGGGACCCGAAGTCTATGCTGTCGCTACCAAGCGTGATCAGGCGAATATCATATGGCAGGAAGCTAAGCGAATGGTCAGGAAATCGCCCGCCCTGGACAAAAGGGTCCGCTCGCTTGTCGGTGAGCTGGATGCCGATTTCTGCGATGGCGTATTCAAACCACTGGCATCAGACAGCAACACCCTCGACGGCCTGAACATCCATTGCGGACTTATGGACGAGATCCATCAGTGGCAGTCCGGCAGGGCCCTCTATGACATCATTGCCGATGGCGTGACGGCCAGGGAGCAGCCGCTGATCTTTATCACCACCACAGCCGGCACCGTCCGCGAAGACATCTACGATCAGAAATACGACGAAGCCAAACGAGTCATTGACGGTTATTTCGACCCGAACGGCTACAAAGATGAACGCCTCATTGCATTTGTCTACGAACTGGATAAGCGCGAAGAGTGGATGGATGAGAAGTGCTGGAAGAAAGCTAACCCGGGACTCGGAACCATCAAGAACTATACCACTCTTAAAGAGAAGGTCGAGAAAGCCAAAGCGAATCCGCTTCTTGTCAGGAACCTTGTGTGTAAGGAATTCAATATTCCCGAAACATCCGGCGAAGCCTGGCTGACAGCGGAACAGGTCGTGAATGAGGCACGCTTCGATGTGACAGAGCTCAAACCGAGATATGGAATAGGCGGAACAGACCTTTCGAGCACGACCGACTTGACTGCTGCGAAGGTGATCTTCCGAGTGCCAAATGATGAACATGTGTACGTGCTGCAAATGTATTGGATGCCCGAAGAGAATGTCGAGAAGCGAGTCAAGGAAGACCATATTCCTTATGACGTGTGGATCGAGCAAGGCCTGATGAGAACCTGCAAGGGGAATCAGATCAGCTATCACGATGTGACGGCATGGTTTCTGGAAGTCCAGGAGCAGCTTGACGTGTATCTCTACAAAGTCGGATACGACAGCTGGTCCGCGAAGTACTGGGTCGAAGAGATGGAGCAGACATTCGGCATGGGCATCATGGAAAAGGTTGTCCAGGGCAAAAAGACACTTTCCGGACCGATGAAGTCACTCGGAGCAGACCTGGATGCCAAGAAAGTGATATACAACAACAATCCGATTGACAAGTGGTGCTTATTTAACACCGCTGTTGATATAGATAAAAACGACAACATACAACCGATGAAAACGAGCGTCCCGACACGGCGAATTGATGGTACCGCCGCGTTGCTGGACGCTTATGTCATATATCAGGACTTTTTCAACGACTACATGACGATGATTTGATGAGGTGAGCAAATGAGATTCAGATTACCGAGATTATTCAATTTCAGACGGAGCCGAGACCCTACGGTATGGAGGCCTGACGGAAACACAGTCCTGCAGATGGTCAACCTGTACAATGACCACTATTTAGCCTGGAACGGCAAGCTGTATGAGTCTGACATCGTGATGGCATGCATCAGGCCAACGATAAAGGCAGTGGGCAAGCTGGTCGCAAAGCACATCCGAACAGGATCCGAAGGATTGCAGGTCAATCCAATGACAAACATCAAGATGCTGCTTCGGTATCCAAACGAAAGAATGACCATGCAGCAGTTTTCGGAGAAGATGGCCTTCTATCTGATCACTACCGGTAATGCGTTCGCACTGGTCCAGCGTGACTATGATTCGGGCGGCAGACCGGTCGGACTGGTTCCGATTGAGTGTGTAACCGTGGAGCGTTTAGTGAGCGAGCATGGTGAGGACATGCTGCGGTTCCAACTGACGAACGGAAAGATGATCACGCTTTTCTACTCGGACGTAGTTCATTTTCGCAAGGATTTCACAAACGAGGCCTTTTTCGGCACAAACCCGGCACCTGCACTCACGCAGCTCATGGAGTGCGTAGGAACGATTGACCAGGGCATCGTTAAAGCCGTGAAGAACAGCGGCATCATCAGATGGCTACTTAAATTCAACACGGGCATGAGACCCGAGGACGTAAAGAAAAACGTCACTGAGTTCGTAAACAACTATCTCTCTGTCGAGTCGGATTCGTTCGGAGCTGCCGGCGTTGACGCAAAGGTTGACGCTAAGCAGATCGAGCCGAAGGACTACGTACCGAACGCCGCCACAACGGATAAGCTGACCGACAGGATATACAGCTTCTTCGGAGTGAACAAGGCAATCGTGCAGTCTTCCTATGATGAAAATCAGTGGAACGCGTTCTATGAGTCGCAGGTCGAGCCGATCGCGATCCAGTTCGGCGAAGTACTGACGCTCAGACTGTTCACGAAGAAGGAAATCAACTTCGGAAACCAGATCGTGTTCGAGGCGTCATCACTGCAATATGCTTCGATGACCACAAAACTCAATCTGGTGACATTCCTCGACCGGGGCATCATGAACGCGAACGAGATCAGGACCATTCTGAATCTGCCGCCTATCCCCGGCGGAGATGTATATGTGAGACGACTCGACACTGTACCAATAACAGAAGGAGGTGATACGAATGGCGAAACATAAGATAGACATTCGCGGCGATATAATCCCCACCGATTACAAATGGTATTACGACTGGCTCGGAATGGAAAGCACCTGCACGCGGGATGTGACGAGAGTCCTGGACAGTATGGTGGCAGGAGATGAGGTAGACGTTTACATCAATTCTCCAGGCGGCGTTATCGATGTGGGAAGTGAGATCTACACGCTGCTAAGGCAGAAGGCCGAGACGAACCCGGTAAACATCTATATCACCGGGCAGGCATGTTCGGCGGCGTCCATCATCGCTTGCGCGAGTCATTGCGCCATGTCACCGACTGCAGTAATGATGGTGCACTGTGTGTCGAGCGGGATCCGCGGGAACCACAACGACATGGAGCATATGGCCGAGGTGCTGCGCACTGCCGATCGTGCACTGTGTAGCGCATACACCGCAAAAACGGGCATGACGGAAGAAGAGGCCTTGGAGATGATGGAGCAGGAGACCTGGCTCACAGCCAAACAGGCGAAAGAGCGAGGCTTAGTTGATGAAATCATCTTTGAGAATAAAGAGGATGATAATTTGCCGCTGGTTGCATCAATCGGCGGCCTTTTTACGCTGCCGACAGAAGAGCAGCTGGCAAAGGCCAGAGAAATGATGAAGGCAGGCGCTGAGCCGACACCCGAAGACACCGCAGAAGCTATGAAGCAGGCAAGACGCATGGAAGCAAAGAAGCTTGCCCGTAGCGAAAGATTTTTACGGAGGTAAATGAGCATGAAATACAACGATTACAAAGAAATGTTCGACAAACTGAATGAGGAACTTACGGCCCTGATCGAGAACGATGCTTCTGAAGAAGAGTATCAGGCAAAGGTCGCCGAGATCAACGCACTGAACGAAAAATGGGACATCACTTCCCAGAGGATCGCAGATGCGAAAGCACTTGATGACAACCGCAGAGACATCAACCTTGAGAACGCTTCTGTCCAGGTCCCGACGGGCGCAAAGGTAGTTGATTCTGTCAACTTCGCTCCGCAGGGCAGCACCGCAGATGAGGTGATCGACATGAACAGCAAAGCATATGAGACCGCATGGGCCAAGATGATGATGGGTAAGAAGCTCACCGATGCCGAGCAGAACACCATCACGATGGTGAATGCAGCACTGACCACCGTTAACACCGGTGCAGTTATCCCGACCACTGTTGCAGAGGGTATCTGGGATCTGATCGAAGAGCAGCATCCGCTGTGGGCTGACGTTCAGAAGACATTTGTGAACGGCACCTACTCGCTGGTCGTATCTGACACGTCCAGCGACGCGAAGTGGTACGATGAAGCAACCGCGACCGAGGAAGGTTCCGAGACTTTCCGCACGATCACCCTGAACGGCTGCGAGCTGGCCCGTGATATCACTGTTTCCTGGAAACTCCGCGAGATGGCTATTGAAGACTTCATCCCGTTCATCCAGAGAAAACTGGCTGAAAAGATGGGCGTTGCCCTTTCCTACGGCGCTGCCAAAGGTAAAGGCCAGCCCGGTGTATCCGATACATTCAAGGCAGAGCCGAAAGGCATCATCACTGCTCTTCTGGCAGAGACAAACACTCCGCAGGTTAAGACCTACACCGCAGGCGAGCTTGCTTATGCAGATCTGACCGCTGCACGCGCAAAGATCAAATTCGGTGCAAACGGCCTGCGGATCTATGCGAACAGCAAGACCATCTGGGATGAGCTGGCAAACGTTAAGGACCAGAACGGCAGACCGATCATGGTTGCCGATCCGATCAACGGCGGCGTTGGCCGTATCTTCGGCATCGAAGTGAAACAGGAAGACGCACTGGCAGACGGTGAAGTCCTCTTCTCCAACCCGGCTGCAGGCTACATCGCAAACGTCAACAAGGACATGAGCCTTGCTACGGAAGAGCATGTGAAGGCCCGTACAGTTGACTATTGCGCATACGCAATCGTTGATGGTGATGTCACCACAACCAAGGCACACGCACTGTTAAAAAACTCATGATGGCGGCAACGGCTGATACGGACAATGACGGTACGCTGTCTGAATCCGAATTGCAGGCCTTGACCATTGCCCAGTTGAGGGAACTTGCCGCCGAGAAGGGCTATACGATAACGGCAAGCAAGAAGGCTGACATTATTGCAGAAATTCTTGCACAGCAGTCTTAATCAAGGGGGTGGAGTTGAGTGCTTACTCTTGATGTGGATTTAAAAGAGATGCGCAATATGGTGCGAGTCACGGGCAAGTATCTCGACAATGAGCTTGAGGATCTCCACAATGCATTTTTGATGGATCTATCCCGTGCAGGCGTTAACACCATCCCCGAAGATATGTCATTAGTTAAGTCATGTGAGAGAATGTACCTCAGATGGCAACAGAATTACAACGGCGAAGCAGAGCGTTATGAAAGGTCTTACAAGGAACTTCGTGACGCTCTTTCGCTTGCGTCCGAATACAAGGGCGGTGATTCTGCTTGACAATGAATGACAAGAATCAGAAGTGCATCCTGTTAAGCAACGATGAAGCGGAACGGGATGCGGCAGGCTTTGTGGACGAATCCGAAGAAACTACTTTGGAGAAGGAAGTTTGGTGCAAGGTAAGCTCTGTCAGCGGAAAAGAGATTGCCACATTTGGTCAGAATGATATCAAGCCTGCTTTAAAAGTGACGCTGTGGGCGGACGAATATGCCGATGAAGAGACCGTTATTGTTGACGGTCTTGCATACGGTGTATATCGGACATACAGACCGGGACAGGATGAGGTTGAATTGTACTTGGAGCGGAAGGGCGGTGTGAATTATGGCAACGATCAAAACGCCTGATGGCTTGAATCAATTGCTCAGAGAACTCACAAGCCTTGACGCTGATAAGATGACGGATGAGATGATGAAAGCCGCTGAACCCGTTATGCTGGAAAAGCTGAAACATCATGCCGGCAAACATCGTGATTCGGGAAGAATGGCCGCTTCTATCAAGTCCACAGGCATCAAAACTAACAAGAGCGGTAAATTCCTGGTAGTGCGACCGACAGGCAAGGACAGTAAAGGAGTCCGTAACATGGAAAAGATGGCATATCTTGAATACGGCACCTATAAGCAAGCCGCAACACCGGTCGTAACGCCTGCCGTCAAAGATGCCGAAAGCACAGTCGAACGTGAGATGGACGCTATCTTTGACAAGTACATGGAAAAGGTAAGGTGATTGCATGAACACCTTCGCAAGAATCCAAAACATCGCAAAGAGTCTGAATATCCCCGCATATCC